GAACCTGTTGCTTCTAAGTTAACATATGGACCAGCAAAAGCTGCACCAGATACTAGAAGAGGAGTTGCTGCTACTGCAGCTATTGTTGATTTAAAATTCATTTGTTTTTTAGAGTGTCTCGCAGAAAAAAATCCTGCGGATGTTAGACCACCCCGACATGGGGGTCTTTGCATTACGCAGGGTTACGATCTTTCGAGTCCTTCGTTATGTTGGTATTTATTATATCACACGTTCTTTTTTGTGTCAACTGTGCCAGTTTGTGAACTGTCACTCTTGGATGCCTTTTTAATTAGTTTAGCGTACAGCACATCAGATTGTGAATAGAGATGTGGATTATTCTTCGCTAATTTTATTAATTTTTTTGCTGTTTTTCTGTCGCTCATTTCGTATTGTTAGTATTTGTTTTCCAATATCAATTCTACTCTCTCTGTATTCGTCTGAATTAAAATCTATGTCTATGACATCCATTGGGTCAACAATGGAATCAAACTCTAAATCTTTATTGCCAACGATCTTTTTTAATTGAGGAGTTAATTGATCGCTTGGGATCTTTGGTAGTTCCATAGTTATTTATACCTATAAGAAAGGCACCCGAAGGTGCCTGTAAGTTCCGATTGTAGAGATTCCACGAAAGGTCTCAATCGTATTTATTAACCTATTGATGGAGCAGTTAGAGCAACTGTTGTTGACTCTGCACTTGCTAGATCAAGTGGGAAGTTGTGTGCATTTCTTTCATGCATTACTTCCATACCTAGGTTTGCTCTGTTAAGAACATCTCCCCATGTTGGGACGATTTTTCCGTTAGCATCTACAACTGATTGGTTGAAGTTGAATCCGTTTAGGTTGAATGCCATTGTACAGATACCCATAGAGGTTAACCATACGCATACAACAGGGAACACTGCCAAGAAGAAATGTAGTGAACGTGAGTTGTTGAAAGAAGCATACTGGAAGATAAGACGACCAAAGTAACCGTGTGCTGCTACTATGTTGTATGTTTCTTCTTCTTGTCCGAACTTATAGCCGTAGTTTTGACTCTCTGTTTCTGTAGTTTCCTTGATCAAAGATGAAGTAACTAAGCTACCGTGCATTGCACTGAAGAGACTACCACCGAACATACCTGCTACTCCTGCCATATGGAAAGGATGCATTAGTATGTTGTGCTCTGCTTGGAACACGAACATGAAGTTGAACGTACCTGAAATTCCTAGAGGCATACCATCAGAGAATGAACCCTGACCAAATGGGTATACTAAGAACACTGCAAATGCTGCAGATACAGGTGCTGAATATGCTACACATATCCAAGGTCTCATTCCTAGTCTGTATGATAGTTCCCACTGTCTACCCATGTAGGCAGAGATTCCGATTAAGAAGTGGAAGATAATCAACTGATAAGGACCACCATTATACAACCATTCATCAACGGTTGCTGCTTCCCATATAGGGTAGAAGTGTAGACCTATAGCGTTTGAAGATGGTACTACAGCACCAGAAATGATGTTGTTACCATATAAGAAAGAACCCGCTACTGGTTCTCTGATTCCGTCGATATCGACTGGAGGTGCTGCTATGAAAGCAACGATAAAACATGCTGCTGCTGTGAGTAAGCATGGGATCATGAGAACACCGAACCAACCAACATATAGTCTGTTGTTTGTAGATGTTACCCACTCGCAGAACTCTGGCCATCCCTGTAGGAGACCACCCTGTCTGCTGCGTGTTAGATTTGAGGTTGTCATTAGTAAGACGATTTTTAAGTAGGGCACCTAGGGTAGATGCGAAACTTATTTCCAGTAACCCCTCGCTACTGGATATGAAAGACGTAATTTATCCTCCCATAGGTCTTGGTTAGCGGGAGCATTATGGTGAGGGAATCCTCACCGACTAATATTATATATGAAGAAATGTTACCTTGTCAAGACCATACAAATATTACAATACTTAATGAATATTATAAGTTTCCCTTATTGAGTAAATTTACTTAGTCTAGATCCCCCAATGGTTGTGCCCGATTTAGTAGAGAGTTTATACATTTCCTCGTGCATAGAAATGTCACATGATTCGTAGACAGGTTCTTGTATATATTTCGATCCCTTCAATGGATTAAGATCAAACCAAACATCATAAGGTAATTTCTTTGGAGCTGGTATTGTCATTTTATTTTTTATTTATTCCCCATGAGTACTAGAGAGTGCCTGATATCATTGACATATGAGTGTTTCGGCATATATGCTGAGTGAAAATAGTTTCCATTATAGAAGATAGCACGGTTATATTGTATAGGTTCAAGGTGATACATCCTCCAGTTTTCATCACCAACAAACTCTTCATACTCATATGAACCACGAACTTGTTTACTAAAAATCTTTTCTTGTACATGTTCTGGTAAATCTATACCTTGAGCATAATTGTTCCAAGTATAAAATGCTGTGCCACCTGCACCTTCACTCAACCATAGATTCAATACGTATTCTTTACTATCATGATGAGGATACCATGCCTTACAGTTACATCTCATCCTATCCTTATAGATGTTAGTGAATGATTGTTCTACCCAAGGATTAAATCCTACCCAGTTACTAAGTAAACTTTCCATCTTAAGAAAGAACTCGTATGGTATTAACTGTCTCCAACCAGGTGATGCAGTAGGATAAAAGTAATCAGATTCAAAGGCAGGTATCTGACTTAAGAGTTTCTTATACTCATCAGGTTTCTTTAGGAAGTCATTGAATATTAATACCTCTAACTCACCGACCTTAAAAGTCTCTGGGTATGGGTTGTTTATATCAAAGATAGTTTTATCTGTGATAATTTCCATAGTACTCTACTGCTGATGGGAACTGTAGACCTTTCTTTATCTCATTGTATCTTTGAATAACACTACCTAAATTCTCTGTCTTTATATTAAATCCCTCATCCCAAAACTTCATGTTAGATAACTTGACCTGAGTATATGGATTGATTTTATGTCCTGCAATCATATAAAGAGTAGCGTTTAAATTCTCAAAGGTAAGTGTGTCAGGTAGATTCCAGAAAGATCCTCCACGTATATCATATACCTGTTTCAGTAAAGGACTATCAGTAAAGTCTTGCATCTGTATGTCATGCCAGAAGGCAGTATCATTTCTAGCAGTCATAGCATAGTGTAAAGTAATAAAGTCTGCAAAGTATAAGAACTGTTCTCTACACACATGATTAAATGAATGTGCATCAAAACTATTGAGTGTATCTTTACCTTCAGCAATGTTACAGAACACAAGTAGGAACTCATGTATACTCATCAATCCATTTGATTCTAATGGTTCTATAAATGCACCACTCAATCCTATGCTGACACAGTTACGTACCCACATCCTTTCACTCATACCATTCCTAGTCTTGATATGTTTAAACTCCATCTCTTCTGCAACAGGACCAAGATATTTTTTAAACTCTGCTAGTGCATCATACTTATCAATGTGTTCACCAGAATAATTATATCCAGTTCCTATACTATTCCAATGTGGTATCTCCCATACCCATCCACTAGACATAGCAACTGAGTTTGTGTATAACTTTAATTCTTTTTCCTTATCTTTGTAAGGTCTCTGTGCTGCCCATGCACTATCAGTATATGTTTTATTATTAAACTCAACCCAAGGAACTTTGAGTGCATCCTGCATCAATATACGATTGAATCCAGAACAATCAAAGTATAGATCACCTATAACTGTTACATCATTACCTAATACAACACCTTTAATATACTTCTCTTCATCTAATAGAGTGTAGTAAACTTCTCCCTTGATTACATTTACTCCTTTAGGTATACAATATTCATCACGCAAATAGGTATAGAATTTATGAGTGTCAAAGTGCCATGCAGCATCCTTATCTAATTTCCAAAAGTCAATCTGTTCTGGAACTGTATTGTTCTCTAAGCATTCTGATATGGGTGACATATCATTTACAAAATCTTCAAAAGGTTTCTTACTTAGATACTGATGTGCAAACCATTCTTGTACATTGTAATGCCTCTGATCTATACGACCAAAGGGATAGTAAAATGAGTCACCTTTATTATGAAAATTCTCAAATCTTATAGCAAGTTTATTAGTTCCATCAAACTTGGTTATAAAATCTTCATTAGGTATCTCTAATAATTCTTGCCACCTTCTCATTAATTGTGTAGTGCTCTCACCTACACCAATACCAGACTGTTCCTCTGGTTCTATTACTGTTATCTTTTTGTCTGGGAATACTTTAACTAAAGTAGCAGCAGTCATCCATCCTGCACTACCACCACCTACAATTACAATACTATTGAACTTCATAACCAGGTCTAATGTCAGCGTCACTGTTCCAACTTATTATAGTCTTAGTGTCAACCCCCTTATTTCTAGGTGCCTGATGTATCACATAACTTGGAAACATAACAACGTCACCTTCTTTAATCTCTAGTGTTTGTATATCATTCTGTGTAAATGGATTTAATATCTCTGTTCGTGGTGATTCATCTGGAAGATCAAGATAATATACACTAGTCCATTGAGCATCAGTATGCATATGCCATCCATGTATTGACTCAGTTTCATACTGTTGAAACCATATCTTATGTACTTTTAGAGTATCAAATCCTAACTCTTGATGTATCTCTTGGATAACAGGAACTAGATGTGGTCGCAGATAATCAACCCAAGGTCTTGGGTTCTCTACAAAATCCTCATGAGGTATTTCCATATCATAGTCACACCTAGTAATGTCTAAAGTATTACAATTCTCATCTACAATTCTTCTTGCGTCACAAGAATTAATTAAATCCATCAAGTCAGACTTAATGGATTTATGATTTGGAACGCTTGATAATGCTATTGGTGTGATTAAAGGGATCTTCCTTACTGTCATGCGTGTTTACGAACAGTTCCTTTTTCTCCACACTCTTTTAAGAATGCTCTTGCTTTTGTTTTTGTATCAAATATTTTTGCGAACCTCTTGTCTGGGTTCCATGCAGTTGATGATACTAAGTACTCAAGGTAATCATCTACCTTTCTTGTTGCAACCCATGTGATTGCATTTTCTTTATCTGCAGACATAATAAAATTAAAATTCTATCAATATTTATATTAGCATATTAACCAACGTTTTGCAACTTCTGAACGACTGTCTCTTTCTGTATAGGTGCAACGTCTTTTAATCCTTCTGCACTATACCAAGGTGCACTCTCCCAGTCAAACCCTTCACCAAAAGTATTGTCTGCGTTAGCAACATACCAATGACATGCTGAGTCAGGAACATCTACTGCACATTTTTCCCAGTCATCAGACCATTGAGGTACTTGAACCCATAGTGTTTCAGCGTATGCTATTTTAGGTAACACTATGAATAGGATTGAGAATGTAACAGTCCATCCTAATATGCGAGGAATAAATCTCACAGACATAGGTCTTTTATACACTTCCATTACATCATGGTATGAGAGAGATAAATGATCTGCCATCATGATAGTAACCCCAGTGAACCTGCTGAGAAACCTACTGCACAAAAGAATGCAAATTCATATAGTTGATAGTAAGGACTATTGAATAACGTATTGAGAGACATTTGTTAATGCTGTGATTGCTAGTACTGTAACGAATAATACTTGATACTTCATGATGCTGCTCCTTGATATGCAGGAACCATAAGTCCACCGCCTTGATCATCGTCATCATCATCCTGTCCAAATGATAAGAACAAATTGACTAAAACTAATGCTGATATAGGATAGAAGCACCATAAGATTGCTGCTATCGGAGAGATTTCATTTGTTGCTGACAATGTGTCCATTAGATTGTGTATTTTTGTTACGAGTAAGTATTTAGTTTTGTAAAGTTTTGAAAACTATACAAAAACTGGAACAGAACTTACCACTGCAAATATTGATAGTAGTATAGTAAGTCCTGCAGTTTTTTCTTTGGTCATTATACGAAACCTGGTATAAGTTGTCCTGTTGTTAGGTAAGCACCAATCCCTGCGATGATGCCAAGCATTGCTAATCTACCGTTAAGTTTCTCAGCAACAAGCTTTTCTCTTTCGATTGTTTTCTTTGTTGATGGTGTCATTAGAAAATACCTGGTATTACTTGACCTGTTGTTGCGTATGCACCTACTGCTGCTACGAAACCGAGCATTGCTGCCCAACCGTTAAATCTTTCTGCTTCTGGAGTCATGAGTTTGTACCTCTTTGTGATTGTGAATTGTGATTGAAATTTCATCGTGTGAAATGTGTAACAGAACTGTTACGCTTTAGAATCCTAAGATTCCAAAGAAAAAGAAACTTCCTGAGAAGTAGTATGAGATGAATCCTGTTACGAGACCAAGCATAGCCAGTCTACCATTGAGTTTTTCAGCAGTAGGACCATAACCCTCGTAAGATTCATCCAAATATGGACGTGTTTCAGTTGGGTACATGTTCTGTCTTCCACCTGATTCTGTAACTGTTGTCATAGTTTTGTTAAGAAACGTAACAATATTATATATAAAAGATTAAGTTATGTCAACCCCCCAAATACAAAAAATATATATGAATCAGCATAAAAAAAGGATCATCATTTCTGATGACCCTTATAAGTTAGACTAATGTATAATGCCTATCTCGCTATACCATCTAGTTTTTGGTATGTCTATTGGCAAAGACCTATCTATTTAGCCTCCTCTGATACAGGAAATGTTACCGTTCCTGATAACGGATCGTTTTTATATAGATCGAAGTTATATCCTGATATGTCAGGTGCATCTAATGGTGACTCAATAGAGATTGACTCATCATCATGATTGTGTTGTGGTAGTTTATCTACTACAGATGTTAGTCTGGAATGAATCATCCACATCTCATCTAGTGCATCCTTATCAAAGTCTGGACTGTCTAAAGCTTCTTTTAATGCTTCCTTTACAGCAGAGATTGCTGTATCTAATTTAGTGTGTAGTAATCCGCAAGTCATAGTAGTACCTTTTCTAGTTGGTTTAAAAAAATGTCGTAGTTCTCATCTACATCACCGTAGAATTGAACACCTTTTGTCTCTAAGAATCTCATAATCTTGTTATAGATTACTGGATATTCGATGTCGAGAATAATCTTTCTATCGACTGCATCCCTTAGAATTTGGATGCTTGGTGAGAATCTTTCCATAAGAGTTTACCTTAATGAACCGTTGTCCCCGAAGGGAATCGGTTAGGAAGGAGTCGAACCCTCATCCTCCATGCCTATTTCAGCAAAGTGATGTAACTGATCTATAACTAAATCAATGTACTCCTCTGTCATCCATTCGTTACAAAGATCAATATAAAACTCGTCTTTCATGGAGGATACCTATTGCTAACCGTTATTATACTATAAAGATTAGTTAGTCGCAACCATTAAAATAGTCTTTACGCATGTACCTACCAAGTATGTTGCTGTTGTAGAATTTAGGTGTGCCATCGGTGTCTGCCTCCGTAAGTACATTGTTAAGAAAGAGTTGACGAGTCTCCTCATAGTTAACTCGTCCCTGTGTTTTATGTAGGCTTATAATTTCTCTTCTGAATATTTGTTTTCCAAATTCTTTAATGTCTTGTTTAAGTTCTGCAGAGCTTCCGTAATACCGCTTCCAGTCAGACTCTGACGTAACACGTCGCTTGCCTCCTTTAGGTTTTCGTTTCTGGTAGAAATACTTTCTTCCGATGTAGACCTTCCCATTTTGTAGATTTGTAATGCGGTAGACGAAACCGACGAAATCACCAATATCGTCAGTAGAGAAAGTTGCACCTTGATATAACCAGGGGTTTTCATAATCAGTCGCAGATTCCGTCTTCGTCGTTGATGTCAAGGTAAGTAGTGTGTCTATCAGTATCACTACTTATACGATACGCACTAGTATCGGAATAGACTTCAGACTTTAACTCTGCTAGTGCTCTTTCGATGTCGTCTATTAAGACTTTAAGATTTTTCTTTTGCATTGGATTACTCCCAGTATTCGTCAAGTACATCTAAGACATTATTAAGTGCCATCTGTGCTGCTGCTCTCTCATTCTCTGTCCAATGAGGATACCAGACGTGTGTATGAATACCATCTTTGATACGCATCACACGTGCTAACATTGCTACCTTATCCAATCGTCCGTTCACTTAACCACCCACCAGTTTTGACCAGTCAGCATCAAACAATTCTAACCCTTTATCTGTGAGAATATGTTTGTACATTCCTGTAAAAACTTTGGGAGGAATAGTGCATATATCAGCACCCACTCTAAAAGCAGAGGATACTTGACCGACTTCCCTAATAGATGCTGCAAGGACTTGGGTTTTAGATTGATGTGTAGCGTAGACATCTGCTATCTCCTCTATAAGTTTTAATCCATCAAATGATTGATCATATACACGACCAACAAAAGGAGAAACATATGTTGCTCCTGCCTTTGATGCTAGTATTGCTTGTGCTGTAGAAAAACATAGTGTAACGTTAACAGGGATGTCATCCTCTGATAAACTCTTACATGCTTTTAGACCTGCAGGTGTTAAAGGAACCTTGATAGTAATATTAGGTCCTATATCTACGTACTCATCTGCCATGTCTAGCATTTCTTCTGTAGTTTCACCTACAACTTCTGCTGAAATACTTGAGTGGAAAGGAAAGATCTCTGAAATCTGTTTGATTACTGTGACTGGATCATGTCCATTCTTTAGCATCAAACTAGGGTTGGTAGTAATACCATCAACTAATCCTGTATCAAAAGCATCTTTGATGAAATCAGGATCAGAGCAGTCTAAAAAGATTTTCATTTCATATTATTATTTCCAATATTTATTATACCATAAAAAAGACCCCTGTCAAAAGGGGTCAGTGTTTTGAAACAAACAATTTACTTCCTATAAAGTAGTTGAATCTCAGCGTTTATGATTGTGAGAAAGATTGCTGCTGCAATCATTATCTCTGCTGTAACAATCATTATACGTTAGTAAGTTCTTTAACCTGTCTTACACCACGGTAAGTTAGTTCGACCTTATTGCTATGCTGAGTTTTGTTTCTGTCGGTGTCATACTTAACACCTCTGTATGTGACTTGTGCCATTTGGTTCTCCTAAAGTAGTTGGATGTTTAATCCGTTCCTTCAGTCGGCTTTTGCGTCCCTACAATCTAGACCCTGAGTCATACCAAAGTCGTAATACAAATCAATGATCTCTTGTCTATCTTCTTTGCTAAGGTCAGGGTATGACTTAGCACGATCTACTAGAGTATTGATATCTCCACAGGAGAATGTAATAGCAGTGGCAATTAATGTGGGAATCATAGGGATGAACGTACCCGTTCCGAGTCGGCTTACTTGCGTCTTGAATGTATCAAGATGAACGTAATGTCATGATTACATGACATAATTATTTAGTAAAATAAAAAGAGGATGCGAACCCTCCAATTAGGGAATTAACCCTACGCTTTTTGTAATGTTGTTGGGTAAAGGGGGAGGTTGGAATCCTGTATACCAACAAGAGATGGGCATTTCTACAGTTTAGAAAAACATCTCTGCCTAAGACCCGACTGGTAAGTCGATTCTCCTTTCGGAGCAGCACCACCTGTGTCTCATCACCTTAACTAGCTATATGCCAGTAAGTTTATTCAGTCACTCCCGATGTGTTGATCAGCACATTTATAATATAACAGTACCCTAATTATTTGTCAACAGGTATTTTTACTTAATAACTTTGCTCTGCTGTTGCTAAGTCATTATTGACCACAGAGTAGGTAAGTTCATCCTTAAAGTAAGACTTGTATATCCTACCCCATACAACGTCAAACTCTTCTTGACTTAAATCTTTGAACAGACACTTGTCTTCTAGGTAAATGTGATATGATTTCATTGTTGTTGCTCCCTTTGTCTCCACATTTTCTTTTCCATCTCCCACATTGCCTCTGCTGTACCTTCGGGAGGTGATTCGTTACCTGCTTTTTCTAGCAATCTATCATACTCTTCAGCAGCATCTATGATTGCTTTCTTACATTCTTCCAAACTAAAGTTTAAATCCTGCGAAGGTGTCTGATTTGACATCTTGCTTGATTCCTCCAACGACATAAGATTCTATCTCCGTTTCTTGAGGTGCGTTTTGTTGACCTTTACTGTTTAACCAGTGTTCAGTCCAAGGTAAAGGATTATTCCTTAATGGTTGATCGTAGATAGGTTTTAAACCAATCGCTTTCATACGACGGTTAGCAATCCACTCCACATAATTATATAACAGTTTGGCATTTAGACCAATCATACTACCATCTTTAAATAGATAGTCTGCCCATGCCTTCTCTTCGTTGACACAGTTCTCAAACATCTTAGAAACAGTTTCCTTTTCCTCTTTAGCTATCTCTACCATGTCTGGATCGTCACCCTTTTCCCAATTTTTTAATATTTGTTGAGTAAGAACTAGATGTTGAGATTCATCTCTAGAGATAAGAGATAGTATCTTTGCTGATCCTTCCATGAGTTTGTTCTCACCGAAAGCAAATGAACATGCAAAACTTACATAGAACCTAATACCCTCTAAGATATTAACGTTAGCAACTGCAAGATATAATTTTCTTTTTAAATCTTTTGCTGTCCACCTAGCAGTAGGAGAATCCTTTGCGTTCTTCTGCCATAAACTACCATTACTATACTCTTGTGCGTACTGTATGAACTCATCATATGATTGAGTTACAGATTCTGATCTTGACATGATCTTATCGTCATCAAGTATAGTATCAAATACTTCTGAAGGATTAGCATATACATTCTTAATGATGTATGTGTATGATCTACTATGAATCATTTCCATAAACTGCCACACCTGCATACATGCTTCTAGTTCTGGTAGAGAACAGTAAGGTATAAAAGCCATACCTGGTGCACGTCCTTGTACACTATCAAGCATGATCTGATACTTCAAATTACTAGTAAAGATATGCTTCTGATTGTCTGTAAGATTCTGATAATCTGCACGATCTTTCTGTAGTGAGACCTCTTCTGGTCTCCAGAAATATCCTAACTGTTGTTGTGTCAACCTATCGAATGTAGGATACTTATAATTGTCATAACGTTGAACACTCAATGGTGCTCCAAAAAACATTGGTTGTTTAGGTGTTTCTACTTTTGCTCTATTAAATACGGTCATTCCTTTGGGTTCAGATTTTACAGGACTCACACTCTTCCTCCTCGGTGGATAGTAGGTTTTCGATTAGATTATCAACAGTGTCAGTTTGACTAACAACTTCATCACCATCTTTCTTAGCATCATATGTATTCTGATAGTAAGATGTCTTCCACCCATACTTGTATGTTGTTAGAAGATCATTTGCCATTACACTAACAGGCACTTCATTGTCAGGATAGTTCTCAGGATTATAAGACCAGTTACCACTGATCGCTTGATCGAAGAACTTCTGCATTACAGCAGTGATTTTTATATATCCTTCGTTGGATTTCATATCCCACAAAAGAGTATAGTTATTCTTCAAGGACTGATAAGACGGAACAATTTGCTTAAGAGGTCCTTTCTTTGATTTTTTAATGGACAAGTAGTCTCTAGGTGGTTCGATTCCATTGGTTGCATTTGACACAACGGAACTGCTCTCCGAAGGCATCTGTGCGGACAACGTGCTGTGCCTGAGTCCGTACTCCATGATCCTCCCCCTGAGATACTCCCAATCACATGATAGGTCATTTGATATTATCTCATCTACCTCGCTCTTATATGTATCTATTGGTAGTATTCCCTGAGCGTATTTTGTCTTACCGAAATAACCGCAAGCACCTTTTTCCATAGCAAGCATATTAGATGAATGTAGCAATGCATACTGGAATCTTTCTGTCAGATCATGTACTAATTTTACTGCCTCTGGTGAGTCATACTTAGCACCGTTCTTAGCAAGGTAATGTGCTAAACCAATGTATCCTATACCCAAAGATCTACGGTTGATTGTAGAGTGTTTTGCTGCCTTTACAGGATACTGTTGATAGTCTATCAATGCATCTAATCCTCTGACTGCAAGATCACATAAATCATCTAGTTCTTCAAGTCTATTAATCTTACCTACGTTGATAGCAGATAGAATACACAATGCAATCTCACCATCACCATCAATATGTTGAATGGGGTCTGTAGGTAATGTGATTTCCTGACATAGGTTACTCATATTAACCTTGTCTTTGAATGATGAGTGACTATTACAATGATCTATATTCATCAAATAGATACGACCAGTCTCTGCTCTTTCCTTAAGCATGTTAAGGATTAGTGTCTGTGCTTTAATAGTCTTCTTAGGAACTGTTTCATCCTGTTCATACTGCTCATACAATTCATCAAACTCTGGTAGACCAAATGCCTCATACAAACCTGGTACATTGTGTGGTGAAAACAAAGTAATGTCTCCATCAGATATGAACCTCTTGTAGAAGAGACCACTTAACTGAATACTATAGTCTAATTTTCTAACCCTATTATCTTCTGTTCCTTTATTGTTCTTGAGAACAATGATGTCTTCTATTTCTTGGTGCCAGATTGGGAAGTGGACTGTTGCTGAACCACCTCTGATACCGTTTTGCGTACAACATCGTACAGTGCTCTCGAATTTTTTAAGGAAGGGGACGACACCAGTATGTTGAACTTCTCCACCCCTGATTTTACTGTTGATGCCACGGATCCTACCTGCGTTGATACCAATACCTGCCCTCTGAGCGACATATTTGCCAATAGCCATATCACTGCTAAAGATACTATCGAGGGTGTCATCAGAATCAACCAAAACGCAACTTGCAAATTGACGAATGGGGGTTCTAACTCCTCCCATGATCGGTGTTGGGATGTTGATTTTGTGTTTTGAGATTGCGTCATAATACTTTTTAATGTACTCGAGTCGATAGAACTTATCATCATCTTGAAAGAGAGTTGCTGCCACCATCATATACATGAATTGTGGTGTCTCAAAGACCTTACCAGTGCTACGATCTTGTACAAGATATTTATCTACTACCTGACGTATACCTGCATAGGTAAATAGGTAGTCTCTATCATGATCAATGTAAGAATCTAATAGTTCCCACTCTTTATCAGTAAACTTCTTTACTATTGAGGAGTCATAGAGACCCTTCTCAATACAAAGGTCTACATGTGATCTTAAAGTAGGATGTTTATCTGGATGTCCTTTATATACTTCCTTTCTTAATCCAAATAAAAGAAGTCTAGCAGCAACATACTGATAGTTAGGGTTCTCTAATGTAATTAAATCATTAGCAGAACGGATAAGAATTTCTTGAATGTCTTCTGTCTTAATACCATCAAAAAACTGTAGACCAGAGTTCATTTCTACTGCAGATTCAGAGACACCTGCAAGACCTCTGCAAGCATGTTCTACTATGTGGTGTACTCTTTCTAAATCTAAGGGTGCAGTCTCACCATTTCTCTTAACTACGTTTGTCATACTTTTTTCCACTCAGATAATTTGATTTTTGCTTGAAGTCCGTGGTATGTATTAGATTCTACCAGAGACTGAACGTTATGTCCAGCTAGATGCATGTCATTAATATCCTTTTGTTGTATTTGTTTTGGCCATATTACTACCTTGTCTCCTCTATCAACGGTGGTTGAGATTCGTTTGACGATTTCTCTGTTACGAGGTTCGTTATCATAAACCCAAATATAATCGCTCCAATTATACGACCTAGGATCAATGTCGGAGCCAGCCATGCCAACCGAGTTTTCCAAGAAGAGCGAGTCGAAGGGTCCTTCGACGATGTAGACTTTTTCATGTGGATTAATTCTATGGAGTCCATATACTTTTGATTGATTTTCATCCAACATGATAGTGATATATCTTAGTTGGTCTTTGGGGTCGAGGGATCGTCCTTGGAATCCGAACCATCCTTCATGATATCCTCCATCTTCTTTTTCGCTTGGTTTAATGAATGGGATAACGATCCTAGGTTTATCGTTTTTGATTTGAGTAAACGATGGTTTGTTTTTGTTAACCCAAGTACAGAAGTCTTTTGTGTAAAAGAGTTCGTTCCAAAATTTTTTAGGAATTTGTCTATCTGCAAGATATTTTACGGCAGGGTGCTCATTATTTAGAGAAGAAATACTTTCGAGATCTTCCTTCTTCTTAAAAACTGGTTTGTTAAATTTTGGTTTAGGAACATACGATCCTTTACCTGTTGTTCCACTCTTATACCTCTCCATGATGTACTCATCATAGAGGTCAGGAGCGTTGTCTTTAAGAAAATTAGGTAGAGTTCTACCAACACCGCAGTTATGACACTTGTAAACTAAATCTGTTTTTACACGAAAAAAATACCCCCTTGCCTTGTTCCTGTGTTTCTGTGAATCACCACAGTAAGGGCATCGGAAGTTGTATACATCTGTTTTCTTCCTGACAAACTTGTCTAGTCTGTTAGAAAGTAGATTTACATAATGTGCATCAACAAATTCAGTCACTAAGATGGACGGTATGTCCGCTTATCATACTTGTATTGTTATTGTTTGTCAAGTTTTTAAGGAGTGCTTGTCCTGGTGCAGACACGAGGAAAGATACAACAGTAAGAGCACCAAAAATAGACCACATCTTTTTTTCAATGAGTCTAAGACGGTCATCAACCTTACGTATATCCCTTTCACAACCTTTCTTAATTGCATTTGTTTCTCTATTAATATCTCTGTTTAAATTATCTAACTTCTCGAACAAAACTTCATCTACTTTGTCTTGCTTATCTAATTTCTCATTGTGTACAGCAAGAAGTTGACCCATCTTCACACTGTTTTCTTGAAGAGTGTCAACTACTTTTTCGAGTCTTTCTATTATTGCTGCATTTATGTCAGACATTACCTTGTCTCGTCTTGTTCTGTCCCTGCTCTCGCTTGTTTCTTTAAACTTTGTGTCTTCATTTGTAGTTGCTTCTGAAGTTGTTGCTTCTTCAGCTGAACCTTTTTCTTTTCTATTGCTACCTTAGCTTGTGCTTGTTGATTCTTGAACTTCTGTTCTAATTCTTCCTTAGCATACAGACGTTTGTTTGCCTGTGCAGTGGTGTCAACGTTTTTCATGTGTGCCATACGCTTGTCCATAAAGAACTTAGCAGCATTGGCAGGTAATATTCTTTCAATCTTGATGTCTCCTCTGTAACGAGGGTTGATCAACAGACGAAGTTTCTGTGTCAGTTGTGCAGGTGAATTTGCATATACTATAGTTTCACCGACCTTTGGTATATTAACTTTATATTGAAATAATCTAGAGCGACCACTCATATCAATAGGGCGATCTATTTCATTGTCTTCTTTGATCTTCTTTCGCTTTGCCATCTTTTTTCTGAACTTCATAACAGGATCGAAACCTGCAACAGGACCTTTGGCATTAGCACTACCGCTAAAACCTCCTGTACCCGTTGTCATCATTTCTTCGTTCATATGTTTGTAAGCTCGTCGTTGATGTCTTCATCTACATCCAAGTCGGGAAGCATCCCTACTGGATATTTATTCAAATAGATTAATATAGTTTTGAGTATTGACCAATACTCTCGTTCGAGTCTATAAAAGATAAGGGGAGTTGCTGCCTCGCCAAATACATTATAAAGGATGATAAGATGGTTAATAATAAGATGAGTCCTCAACGGACCCCCTCTAACATAACGTTTTAAGAGTCGTTTTAGATACTTAAAACGCTTCATGTCTTCATCAAAATCCTCACGTGTGACACAATGAGGATTCTCATAATGTTTGATGGCGAACAGAATGTAGGTCTCCTCATTCAGTTCGTCAAATTTCATTTATTAAGTTGTAGTAATTGTCTTGGTAGAACCAGAACCACCTGCTCCGACTGTATCACCTAGAACGAATACTTTGTCTGATGCGGTAGAAGTACCTGCGTCAACGATTGTTCCAGAGATTGTTTGAGCACCAATAGTATGTACCTTACTTGCTGCAGCACATGTAAAGTCAAACTCGATACGGTTAGTACCTGTTCCTCTAGCATATGTAGCAGTAATACTAGCACTATCAGTAGTATTGGTTACCACAAGAGTAGCACCTGCAGTTACATCAACTAGCTCATTGTAGATAACTACAACAGTTCCAGTCGCTGCTGCTGCGTATGTACTCTCTTCAAAGAATACTGCAGTAATATCAGCACCACCTAGGGTGTTGGTTCCTCTTGAACCTGCTCCAACCAAACCATCAACTGCGACTAAAATCTCATCCCAGTATTCTGATTGATCTCCTTTCTTATAGTGACGAAGAACCCAACCTTGTGAAGTTGCAAAGATATTTGATGGATCAACTGCTCCACCCCTTACAGCCCACTTTGGCTTTGCTTCATCAGCATCGGTTACACCGTATAGTGCCATTTTTTCAGTACTCCTAGCTTATTCCTATCTGAGATTATTTATAAAAAATAGGGGTTCAAGACCCCCTATTTTGGTATGTTTAACTACGTGTTTGCAAAGCAGACTTAACTGTCTCTAGTAGTTTGTCATCAGCAGTAGTTTTAGTCAGTTTAACTGCCTTTTCCAGAACGATAATGCAAAGGTCGATGAGTTTTTCACCCAACTCTCCGTCATCTGGAATTTTATTTACTGCGTCTGCAACAATTTTCTTAGCGAATGGTAGTAGAAATGATAGCATGATCTAATAATAATTACTTCACACTATATATGAGACTAAGCGTATGTTTTTTTACCGCCCTTCATATAACCTTCGCCCTTCTTATCTTTAAACTTAATTCCTCTAGGGTCTCTGATCTTTTCTTTTGCTTTTTTACCTTTAGCAACAATCTCTGCATACTTTTTCTTGCCATGCATCATGATGCCTTTCTTCTTTTTCAGTTCAGCTTCTTTTTTCTTTGATGCCTGTCTATATTTTTCGTCATCAAAAGTGTCACCATACTTCTCTTTAAGTACAACTGGATTAAATTCGTCGGGTAGTATATTCATATCTCTATTATAGCACCTAAGTTCCTAAACCGCGACCTTTCTTCATGTTTTCTTTGCTACCGTATCTAGCTTTGGTTTCGATATACCCTTTGGTATCCTTACCATAACCCATTTCCTTAGCATCTTTCTTCAGTTGCTTCTTATCATCTGCTGCCTTCTTGTATTTACCAGTTCCTGCAGTAGATTTCGCACCTTTAACTTTCTTAGACTGTTTACTACCCTGTCGCATGATGGCATTCTTACCATACTTGCTTGTAATTTTTGATAGCACTGCGTCTAATGCTGCGTCTTTTCTCTTTGGAGAGGTAGGTTTTTTAGTCCCGCCCTTTACGTAGTTACCAGTTTCTTTTTTATATCTGGTTGCTTCGTCAACCGTTTTGTCAAGTTTTGTCTCTTCTGTTGTCTTTTCTGAGATTTTTTCTTGACTACCATAGACATTCTCCTGAGTTTGTACACTATCTATAAGACTTAAGGATGAGAACTTTTCTAGAGTGTCGCTCTCATTACATCTCCATTTTCTAAGTGACTTATTAATTCTTGAATCTGGATCTCTTGCAGTCTTAGCTGAGGTAAGTTTCTTTTTCATACCCTTCATTCTCTTACAGAATGAATTTTGTCTGCCTTCTGCCTTACCACCTTTCTTTGGATTAGGGTCAGTTACAGGTGCTTTGAGATCTGAACCAGGATTTTCTTTCTCGTAGGACTTTCTTCCTTTTTCATTAAGTCCACCAGAGGCAGACTTACCTGACTTTTTTGTCCATGCTGCTCCCTCCATCATCTCTTTTAGTTTCTTTCTTGCTGCAGCTTTTGCTTTAAGACGTGCTTCCTTCTTATGAGGATACATTGTGTCTATAGTATGACTCCTCTGTGGATATGCACTACCACTATGTCCTGCCTTAGTTCCCTTAGTTTTCTTTCCTCTGTCTGCCTTATGCCTTTCTTGTCTTTCCTTTTGTGCACGACCTACTTTTGCATAACCCATACCACTTCTATTCATGGCAGCAGTTGTATCTCTTCTTGCTCTTTTACTTCCTGTTTCACCTTCAATAAATGAATCATCATACTTATTTTTTTCAACAAGTTCATCACCTTCTAATTCATGAGAAGCAGCGAGTGCAGCACCTGCACCAGAACCTAAACCAAGTCCTAAACCAGGAACTACAGTTCCTAAAGCACCACCAGCGGCAGCTCTTCCTTTTTTACCCTTCTTAGCCATTGCAGCTGCTCCACCTGCAGCACCAACAAATTTACCAACTTCAGCACCTGCAGGACCAGCGATTGCACCACCAACTGTTCTACCAGCAATGTTTCCTAGAGCACCACCTACACCTGTTCTTAGTTTTCCTTCTTCAATCTTATCACCTTCTAATTCCTGAGACATATTCAATCCCATCATACGAAGTTTCATTTTCTTAAGATTCATTGCAGTCTTAAGTTCTCTTTCATCACCAATAGATTTAATAGTTGTAGGAATTGCTCCACCACCATCAAATGTTACATCACCCATATCTTCTGGTTCATCCATAGGACCGCAAGGACCATCACTTCCCTCTGTAACTTTCTTTCCTACATATCCACCTGCAGCCATACCTGCTCTTCTACCAACTTCACCTGCCACAGCACCTGCAGGACCAGGTATTGCTTTACCAATTGCCTTACCTGCCATACCACCAAGAACTGCTCCACCAGCAGAACCAGCAGCACCTTTTAGTTTTCTACCTTTTTTACTCTTTACACCACCAACGACACCAGCACCTACAGGACCTGCGATTGCACCACCAAGTGCAGTTGCAGCACCCTCTTTAACATCATCTGGGAAAACTTTGATAAGTTTTTTGTTGTTTACACCCTCACCAGTGATTTTTTTCTCTTCTTT